CCTGCAAGTTTACCCATCATACCTTTGCCTAGTGCGCCAGCTATTCCGCTGCCAGCTTTGGCTCCTAATGCTGCTCCGCCACTAGCTAATGCGCCAGTTGCGCCAGTTGCTGCTCCTGCAGCAGTACCTAATATTCCTCCTGCTAATGTGCCTAATATTCCTGCATTTAGATCACTATCGCCTTCAACATCATCTTTACCTGGTATTGCTGGATCATCGTCTACTGCGGATCTAAACTTTTCAATATCATGACGCATTGGGTTAACATCAACACTAGATACTGGACTTGCAGTAACTCCTGCGTTTTTCATAATGTTAATTAAGTCTGCAACATTGTCTGCGCCTGTAGCATTCATAGTAACATTGACTTGTACCGGACTGCCTTGGCTTGCTTCTGGCATATCAGTGTGGGCCATAACTGGCTCTCCACATGCTTCAATTAATTTTTTCATATTCATTTTATTAGCCTCCTATGACTGCTTTAGTATTTTGTTTGTTGCCTTCAATGTCTTTAGATTCACCTTGCGGTGCACCTTCGTTTCCTGCGGCACTCTCACGTTCATCGCGAGCAGTCTCTAATTCTTTTAATAAATCCATTGTTCTATTGTCTGCTACTTCGTTTTGTGCAGATTCTCCACCCATATCTTCTTGGGTAAGTTTTACTTCATATGGTTCGTCGCTGCCTTCTTCTTGGTATGCTTCTCGAGGATCTTCTGGGTTACGTACAATAATATGGCTTTGCGGAATATTACAGCAATTTCCTAAGTAGGTTTGTAATACTTGTGGTGTAGTAGGGTATTCTACTTCTGCTTCGTAGAATGTAACTTCACAATTTTCTAACTGTGGAAAGTCTAACGGACGTTTTTGGATTGGAGTTGTTTTGCCAGTGGTAAAACTTAAAACATTAAATTTCTTTAACACAGACTCTAAACGGTCTGCAATGCCTTCTGGTAATTCAGCTGCTATTCCAATATTAAACGAATACGTTGTTTTTGATTCTTGTAATATTTGTGCAAATGACTTCATCTTAATTCCTCTACTATAAACTATTTATCTTTATCTAGACCTTTTAACTTCTCTAACAGGCTATTTCTATCAGTAACAACATACCCTTGTCCGTTAATAATACCTTCGTCGCCGTTATTATTGTCTTTATCTAGTTTTTCTTTCTTAAGTTGCAAGTCGATCATTTTAAGTTTTTTATCTAATTTAGCAACCTTTGCATCTAGTCCTGTTTTTAACATGCTGCCTGCTACTTCAAAAACTCTACTACTGTAGCGGCTTTCTACATTCATTCCAAGATCCATTAAATCATCATATGCTGTCATTGCTTTATCAGCAATTTCGTTAAGCTCGTCATCAGCCATTTTACCTAAACCTTTTACAGCTGGTAATGCACTAGCAATCTTATCAAATTCTTCTATATCTCGAAACGCTTCTTGTTGTTTCTCTAACTCATAAGTTTTTTGCTCAGATTCTTGAGACTTTGCAGTTTCAATAATTTCTTTTGAATCTGGCAAATTTAATAGGTCTTCTAATTTTTTAGTCATTTACACGTTCCATTATATGCTACTATTATTTAGCAAATAATTAATGATCATAAAATATTACTTTCTTCTGCCGCTGTGGAATATATCATCTTCAGTTACTATACGGAATAGTATACCTTTTTGTTTACACCATGATCGTGCAGCTTCCCACTTTGCTTGATTAACTACCCATGATGCTTGATTATATTTGCTTTTACCTAAGTTTTCTTTAAATGCTTGATTCTTAGGTTTTACTTCAATTAGTTCTACACGTTGCTTACCTTTTTGATCGTTATACACAATAAAAAAATCTGGCACATAAATTGTTTGTTTACCCGATAATGGATTTCTGTAAGGTATGCGTACTGCTTCGCTTGCCCATGATGATATAGCTTTATGTTCATCACAAAATTTCATAAAAGTAAACTCCCAACCAGACCTATATGTAGGAGTTTTTGTTCCTACATATTTGCTTGGGTTTTTGAGATTATATTTACCTTGGGCAAAGTGTCCCATATCAATTTATAATATTACGTTGATCAAATAATTCAGCAGTTTGAGGTGGCTTATACCCTAACTTACTAGTCTTAGGACGATTCATATTTAATATTTGTGTTATGACATTATTTAACTGTACGTCACTAATGCCGGATATTGTATCCAATAATTGAAATACTGGTACTTCGTCTAAATCTGCTTGCTGTAATAATACGCTAGCAGTATTAATTGCAGAAACTTTTTCAAATCCTCTTTTTAAAAAGAATCCAATTACAGCATCTACTTCGCTAGCATTAAAATTTATATCAGTTTTGTAATAGTTATTAAAATATTTTTTTTGATCTTCTGAATTATCTTTGTCAAATGTAGATCCAATATTTTTTCCTGATTGTGCATCACTCATGTTAATATACTTCCTTTACTTAATTCTATAGCATCAGTAGCAATTTCAGCTAATTTTCTATCGCCTGAAGTAGCTCGATTAATTAAAATATTTTCAATTGCTGATTGCGATGCTGTATTTGAAGAATTATATGACGATAAAGTTTCTCCAGGTAGTGCATTAATATTTAACGCTCTAGCAATATAACTTGACTTTGCTGACGGTCTATTATTAAATTCTCTTAATATGTTATCACTGTCTAGTATTCTTCTATTACCAGAATCTAAAGTTGACGGACTTTCTTGACGTCTACCATCTACATTTGGTACAACTGCTCCTTGTAGTCCTCCAGTTGCGCCGCCGGCAAATAAGTCTAATAGACCTAATCCTATACTGCCAGTGCCATTACTTGAATTAGAAAATAACGAATCTCGGCGTGACCGTTGATTTCTTACTCTAGGTAGTACATTGTTTCTTCGCTGTCTATTAGGATCAATAAGTGTAGGTACTCTAGATAGTACATCTACTGTTTTAGACATACTATTACTCCAATATCCTAATGGACTCATTACGTTATCGTAACGTGTTTCAGGATCTGTAAATGCTAAAGGCTCACCTTGTTCGTTTACAGTACCATTTGAGTATATTACGCTTTCATACGATACTGTAATACTATTGGCATTCCACGAACTTGCATCGCTAGATTCTACACTTCCATGGTCAAATGCAGTAATTAATGGATTTATTAATGTATATGCAAACCACTGTCTTTTAGCTAGCTGGTAAATTCTTATGTATCTAAAAAATGGATTAACTTTTCCGTTATTTAATCCATAATTAGGAACAGTTTCGTCATACTTGTCTCTAGCTTTAAATGCATTAGATGCAGAAAAGAATCCTGAAGAACTTTGCTGGTCTCTATGATTACCGTCAACATAATAATATTTGTAATAGTCTTCTAAAAGACCTCTAGTAAGACCTAAATTATCATCATGAAATCTTATATTAACATCTTGATAGTCTAATCTTGTTTGTATATTCTTTTTTCTGTTATACTGTTGTTTGTTTTCAACACTAACTCTATACTGTGGTAAGTCTGCTTGATTAACTAGCACTCCAATTTCCTTTTGGAATCTAGCAGTATTACTACGATATTGATGCCCAACTTCGTCAGACATATCGAAAACGACATGGTATAAGTATTTGGTTTTAGGTGCTAGCGCAAAGCCGTGTTCGGTATACAACTGGTGTGCATGCCTGGCGTCACGTAAATGTACATCTAAACCCGAGGTGTCTCTTAAATAGGAATCTTGAAAGCTCATACTAATATTTATCCAATACAGTAAAGTACGTATATAAAAAAGCGAAAGTAATAGTTAAATTACTTCCGCCTTAAATACCAATCAGTTAAGTTCTATATTATGTTACTTGAGTGCCGCCTGATGCTGCGTTCAATGCTCTAGTAGTTGTTTCACCAATACCATTAACATCTTCATCTGCACCAAACTGTATAGCATTATCGTAACGAATACTTAATGTAGTAGTTACTGCTTCGTTAGTTGCATATGCTAATGTATTATAGTTTGCTGATTCAATATAACATCCAATTAAATGGAACCTATCAACTACATTTGCACCGTTTGCTCCGTTGCCGCCGTCTAGTATTTCAATTCTAGTTTGGAACTTGTATGTACCACTAGATACTGCACTAGACTGTTCAAAGAAATCAAACTGTCGTTGTAATTGCTGACCAATAATCTTTTGTACGTTGTTGTTAGCATCTTCACGTAATGTGAGTGTTACTGGTTCCCAAGTATGCTTACCAGCTAGGTAAGTTCTTGAGTTATAAGCATCAAGTGTCATTTGCTCAAAACTAACGTTTGGGCGACTAACATCCTGTACTTGTCTTGAAATTTCTCTAACACCATCTGGACCACCAGTAGTACCAAAGTTATCTAAAAATACCCGGAAGCGATATTGTAACTTAGGCATTAGTAATGACGAGTTAGAATTCGCACCCTCAGTGGGTATTGAAATATTCTGTAATGTTGTGATTGGCATCTTGTCTATTCTCCTAATACATTATTATTTATACGTTTATGAGGGGTAAATTCATACCCCTCATTAACTGTGTATATTATCCTAATGCTGCAATTTCACCTGTGTTTTTCAGTCTTAGCGGTATGTAAATAAATTCAATTGCTTTAACTGGTTCAATAGCTACATCTAAATATAGCTCGTTTCTATCAATCCTTGCTGGTGTGTTATTAGATTCATCACACACTGTAACAAAGTCATAAAGTGCTCTCAAACTTACTAGCTCTAACATGAGCTGATCTGCAGCTGCTTTAATTTGATCCCGTGTAATTTTATCATTTGGTTCAAACAAGTATGGTTTAGCCAAAAGCTCTAACTGGCCACGTAAGTAAACAACCAAACGTGCTACGTTAACTCTATCTAATGCACTTGCATTTCTTGCACGAGTCTTTTGTCCAAATACTACTAATCCTGCTCCGCTTAAGAACGTAATTGGATTAATTTTATTTGTGTACAATGTATCGCGCTGTCCAGTGTTTAATGCAACTGATTTAAATTCGCCTTCGCTAGTAATGTAACCACTTGAAGTAGCATTTGATACTCCGCCTCGTCTAGTTCCTGCTGGAGCAAACCAGGGGAACGCCACTTGGTCGTTTAGTACCATTGTACGTAATGCCATATGACTTGGAGGAACAACAACATTGTTACCAGCATTATCACTTGAGAAGCCCCATGGATAATACATACCCATATACTCATCAAAGCTAACTGCTCCGTTATCATTATCTTCCAATGCAACTTTAACGTTTGCACCCCAGTTATTAAGTGAAGTAGCATCCGGTGTTAATCTTGCTGGTGTGTCACCTACAACAAATGCTGTTAAGCGTCTGTCAGTGTTAAGTGTAATCATTTCACCAATTAGCTCAGGATAACCTGGTGTTGCCATTAAGTTAAACTGACGTGATTCTTCATCACGGATATCTTGGTTACTATTAACTAGTGATTGCAATGCTTGTACGACTGACTTACGCTGTGCATGACGTCCAAATGTTCCTGAACCGTCTTCTGCGTTGCCTGAATCAGTAACCCAACGATGTGGATAGTAGTTTGTCATTGACGCATCTGACATTCTAACATTAAGTGCAGTTAACGTAATACTATTACGTGTATACTTCTTAACATTAAATCCGCTTCTGCGTAAGTTCCAAAGCAACATACCTTGTGGATATAGTGCTGGATCAGGAGCATCTGGATCTAAGAAGTTATTTGTTAATAGATCTACAATAGTTCCTGTTGGTGCTTCTGTACTTGTACCGCCGGATGTACCCCATCTTGCGTCTCCAAATAACACGCCATTTTCTGTAGTTTGGTCTGCTTTGTCAAGCAACACCCAACTAGATAGTGTATTATTCCATCTGTAAATGCCTGGATAATTTTCAACACTAGCTGTACTAATCCAAAGGTCACCTTCAACAAGTGCAGTTAAATCTGACTGTGTAGTTGGCTCTGTTGCTGCAACAATAGGACCTAATGGATCACAGTTAGCATAACCAGAACTATAATTGTGATAACCTACCCAAGTAGTACCATTGTGGATCATAAGATCTACTTCGTCTACTATTGAGCTGTACCATAATGTACCATCTGCTGTTAAGCTAGTTGGTGCTGTTGTTGAAGCTGTATAAGTTAACTCTTTCCAATTTGAAGCAACCCAATCACTTGCAGTATCACCAGTTGGTGCAGTATACAAGTTACCTGTTCCTGTTGAGTTAACATAGTTAAACACACTAAATCCAGCAAGTGCTAATAAGCCACCTGTGTCTTTAATACGCATTTCGCCACCTAATTTGTGCGAAATAATAACTTGGTTACTAGCATTAACTAATGCAGTAACATTAACAAATCCTGCTGCGTTAATTTGTGTTGCTACAATATCTGCATCACTTGCTGCACCAGCAGTAGTTACTGAAATAGTTTTTGCACTATCTAATGCTAACGTAGCTGACTTTGACTCTTGTAAAGTAAATGCGTATGTACCTGCTGTTAAGTTAGTTGTAACTTTAGTGCCTGTAATTGTTGTTGCTCCAGTTGCTGCTCTAGTATAAATTTTACTATTAGCAATAATTGGTGTAACTTCTTCAGCATTAGTGTTTACATAAAGTGACCCTAATGCAATACCTGCGCCTCCACCTGATTTGTCTAAACCATAAATTGAAGCTTGGGCTGTATCATAAACTGGTGCTGTTACTGTTCCCCAAAGCTGTGTAGCACTTGAGTACTTTTTAACTTTATAGTTTGCTCCACCGTTTGGAGTAGTTGTTTTAATCCAAAGACTTCCTGTTGGTGCTGGTTCTGTATCAGTGCTCTTATACTGCGGTACACTTGTATGTGGTGCAATAGTAAGCTTAGGAGCTTCGTACGTAGCTGCTGTTATGCCTGCTACTGTAAGAATAGTACCTGTACCATTTGCAACTACAACGTCTACACCAGTTGAGAAAATTTCAAGTGTTCCGTCTACTGACGCTGCACTAATTCCTGCAATTGATGCTGTGTTAATATCACTAACTAAGCTAGCTACTGTTGTGCCAGCAAGTGTAACTGTTGAACTATTAATAACAACTGTGTTACCGTTTACATATGTTCCGTTAGCTACAGT